TACGAATGGGATTGTGTGCCACAGGGCATATATGCCGGTGGTATGACTGGTCGAGGCGCAGTTCCTTATGATGTGCAATTGGTTGACAGTACTGTGCAAGGCCTGCTGGGATCCGACGTTAAATTTTCAACAACTACTCCAGCAGCTGGCACACCGGGCGCCAGCACTACTCCCGCAGCACCAGCCGCAGCGCCGGTCGCAGCACCAGCCAAGGCCACAGCAGCCCCCACAGCCAAAAAAACACTCACTCAAGGACTCATGGGCGCACTGAATGAATATCAGAAAGCATTGGTTGAACGGGGGATATTCAAAATTGCCGATGAATACTCAATTGAATTTCAAGGCATCCCAGGAGTACCTGCTTCTGCAATTGCAGATGCAACCCTGAAACCAATTGGTCAAGTCAAGGATGACAAAAAGAAAACAGGAGCGCCACCACCGGGTACTAAAAATCCTCAAAGTCTCAAACAGGACACCAACACAGTTGACTCAGTGAGCCAAACTTTTAGTATCACTGCTGGACAAATGATAACGCAGGCCATAGAACTTACCATACGCAACAGCAGTTACATATCAAATCAACAGCTGGTTATAGTACAGCCAGATGGAACATCCGTACCCAATCCCAATTCTAGAAACAAGCCAGTGTCCTGGTTCATAATAACAATGTTTGCCACAGCACAACCCGGCGGCATTGATCCGCTGAGAAACGATTATGCTTACAAAATCAAGTACGTGGTTAGACCTTTTATTCCGTCCAGTCTCAACAGCAAGTATTTTCCAGCCAGCAAGTTCAACGGCATACACAAACGATATCCTTATTGGTTCACTGGACAAAACACAGCAGTGTTAGATTACACAGCCAATTTCAATCACACTTACAGTCAAACAATCAGCGGAACTGGCATTGGTGACAATCAGGACGCACAACTTCGTGCGGCACAAACGTCAAACATGTATGACCTTATGCAGTACAGTTTTTCTCCACGCAGCCAGGCCAGCAACAAAGGTGCCAGTGGCAAAGGCAACGAAATTGCTGCCAATGCTGCAGAGTATTTGTACATGTACGCAGAGCCGGGTGGTAGTAAACTACGAATCATTGGCGACCCTGCGTGGATTCAACAAGGCAGCTTGGCAGGTGGTGTCAGTGCTGCTGAGTTCAGTTACAACCCATTCAATCCTGACGGCACCATTAACTTTGACAGTGAGCAGGTGTTGTTTGAAATTGCCTGGCAGCGACCTGAAGATTATGACATTGCCACTGGGCTGGCAGATCCTTATGCACGACCGGGCAATACAGCAAGAAAACCAATACAAAGCAATGTGTACCAGGCAATCAAAGTAGTCAGTGAATTCAAAGGCGGAAAATTTGAACAAACAGTAACAGGAACATTGTTTATGTTGCCAACTGCCAGTGGAAAAAACACAGCCGCCGGCGCAGCCACTGCACCAGGATCAGGCAATGGCCTGCGCAATGCAGTTGATCCGCGCCGATTTGACAATCCCACAGAATCAGCAGTGGCAACCAGACCAACCGCACCTGCAGCAAATACTACAACCCCTGTTGACGCAAACAATCAACGTGTGCCAGCAGGAGTGTTCAGCAGTCCTGATTATTCTACATATCAATCACAGGCCGCTGGCCTAGTACCTGGCGGGCCATTGTCAACTCCCAAATTGCCATTTGCTGTGCCCAACAGATTGTCTGGGGCGTTCAGTGCACCGCCGCCAGGCGCAGCCGATACCATAGCGCCCGCAGCCGCAGGTCAAGGTGCCTCGGGATCAGGAGTAGTACCGGTGGCATTTGGCAATGCACCTTTGCCATTGAACACATTGCCTTTTGCAATACAAGGCAAGGCACAACTTATATCTAAAGACTTTTAAGGAAAAAATGGCAGACGAAATACAACGCAGTCAAGGACGACCACAGAGTTATAAACAAGATCGTGGCGGTGTACCTGCGGAGTTTGGACCTTTTTCTGGCATTGTAAAAAACAACGTAGACCCCACACGCAGTGGTCGCTTGCAAGTGTACATTGAAGCATTCAGTGCAGGCGACCCTGACGATCCAACCAAATGGACCACTGTAAGTTACCTGCCAAGTTTTTATGGATATACCCCACCAGTTCAAACACCAGGCACTGGGGTAGGCACGTATCCTGGCAATCAAAATGCCTATGGCATGTGGTTTACACCTCCGGACGTTGGCATCACTGTGTTGTGCATATTTGTCAACGGGGATCGTCAACTAGGCTATTACATTGGTATTGTGCCTGATGGCGGCCTGGGACAAATGGTACCAGCCATTGGTGGCAGCACAAACTATGTGACTGACAATAAAAATCAAGAAACTTATTACGCCAATGACGTATTGCTGCCTGTCACTGAAATCAACACCAGCAATACAGCCATTACCAACAACCCAAGATTTTTTGATCAAGCCAAGCCAGTACACAGTGTTGTGGCTGCTGCATTGTTTCAACAAGGACTCAACGGCGACGTTGAGCGAGGTCCCATAAGATCTAGCAGTCAACGTGAAACCCCCAGCAGTGTGTTTGGTATCAGCACTCCGGGTATTCCTGTGTATCAAGGTGGCATGAAGCCCGACGATATTCGTAAGAAAATTCAAAACAATGAAATCAAGCCTGCAGATGCACAAGTAATTGGACGCATGGGCGGACACACTCTTGTGATGGACGACGGAGATCTTGAAGGCAACAATGCCCTGTTCCGTTTGAGAACTCCCAAGGGTCATCAGATCACCATGAATGACTCAGGCAATTTCTTTTACATTACTCATGCCAATGGACAAACATGGCTGGAGTTTGGCAAAGAAGGCACAGTAGACATATTCTCAACCAACTCAGTTAACATTCGTACACAAGGCGATATCAACTTGCATGCTGACCGCGACATCAACATGTACGCCGGCGGAAACTTACAGGTCAAAAGCGCCAAGAGTACCACAATAGAAGCGCAAACAGATTTGACCATATCTGCACAAAAAGATTTAAAAATCTACAGCAAGGCTGCCATTGGTGTGCGAGCTGATGGCACCATGGCCTTGCAAAGTGCAGGCGGATCATGGAACGGCGGCGAAGATTTGAAATTCACAGCAGGCGGCATAGACTTAAATGGCCCCACTGCGCCTACAGTCACTGTACCCAAGCCCATTGCCACCATTGAACTTGACGATACAAAATTCAGCACCAGCAAAGGTTGGGAAGTTGATCCCAAAGCACTCAAAACCATTGTGCCACGAGCACCCACACACGAGCCGTATCCCTACCACAACAAAGGGGTTGATGTCAAGGTTAATTTTGAAGAAGGACAACCTTCGCCGCCCCCGGGCGCAGTACCAGTACCTTCAGGATGGAATATCAAAGCAACATGAGTACATTTATTTTTGATTATCTTGGAAAAAAATTCAACATCCAAGGCCCTCCAAATGCAACTGAAGCTCAAGCTCGTGCAGTATTTGATCAGCAGGCCAAGACAGGTGCTCTTGTTGGGCTCAATCCTGGAGACGTGGTCAGTGCTGCCACACAAACTGTAGGAGGCGTACCAGGTGCATCAGGCATAGTTGGACAAGCACTCAGTGGAGTTCCTGGATCTACCACAGGCGCAACTGGCACTGGTTTTGATTCTATTGGCAAAACTTTTGCCAGTACAACTGGTTCAACAACAGATTTTTTCAAACAAACAGTTTCCAGAGTTGGAGGGACATTTGGCACACCAGTGACCAACGGTATCAGCACTGCTGACTTTGCCACAACTCCCGCGGCACTGGTGCCCATGGGCGGACTCAGTACCACAGATGTTCGTGCAACCATGGCATCAGTGGGCGCATCCACTGGACAAAATTTTGACCAACTCAGCAATTCAGCTGGCGTTGGCAAGTTTGGTCTTGATGCCACACAACTAGAGTCAGCAGGGCTGCTCAAACCAGGCACAGCGAGTACATTCTTAGCCGGCGGCACAAACAATTTGACCACTGTGTTAAGCAGTCCCTCAGTGTGGACTGGCAAAGGTGGCATCAACAATCTTGACAGTTTGCTGAGCAATCCAGGTGCACAAAATTTAACACAACAAAACTTGATGAGTTCGGGTCTGGCCACAGCCAGCGCACTTGGTGTGCCAGTCAACAGCCTCAATCCCAAAGATTTATCTGGTGTCGCTGCAAATTTTGCCAAGTCTGGCGCAGACAGCACTGCATGGATTCGAGGTCAACTGCCTGCTGACAAACAAGCAGAGTTTGATCAACGTTGGAAAGACGCACAATTTGCTGTTGGCTCTGCGGACTCAAAATTCAATGATGCAATGTTACAACAGGCACCTCCAGGAGAAGCAGTGGACACAGTCAACAGGGACACATTGAATTCTGCTGTGACTCGATTGCTGGGCAACGATAAAATTCCTCCTATTGACTACAATGGCCCGCCGCAGCCCCCTGCTGCTTTGGTTGCAGAATTTAGACGATTAAACACACTGTCCAAAGAACAACAAGTCAAACTGGCTGATCTTTCTGGACAACAAATTACTGCAAACAATGCGGATGCGCTGATTGCACAGTATGATGCCATTCGTAGAAAATTAGAAAACATAGTCAAAGACTTTGAGAGTTTAAAAGCTGACTTGCTCAAACAACCATATACCTATGATCTCACAGGTGAAGTTGATGCTGCATTGGCCACAGTGTTGGGAATAATCTCAGACATTATAAAATTGTTTATTCCAAACTTGCGCAAATTCAAAGCATTGTAACCCATAAATATCAACATGACCACATTTATCGGCTTCAATACCATTAATCAAAACAAAAAATTCACTTTGACCGATTTTGATCTAATACAGCGCGACTTGCTGAATGCTTTTAATATTCGTGCAGGCGAATTGCCCGGTCGCCCAGGTTATGGCACAGTGCTGTGGGATTACCTGTTTGAAAATCAAGTAGAGCAACTACAACAGCAAATCAAAGACGAAGTACAACGTGTGGCAGGTGGTGATCCTAGAATGGTTGTCAATGACATACAAGTGTATCCTCAACAAAATGGCATCCTAATTCAATTACAAATCACCATTGTAAACACCACTAACGCCGAAATTCTCAGCATTTTCTTTGACGAACAAACTCGCAACGCCAGCTACGTATAACTGAGCCGTTTTTATTATCAATAAATAAAGCACGGATGAGAAAAAAATGGCAACAACCACAAGACAAACAGCAATATTTGGTGTAGAAGATTGGAAACA